TTAAAGCCCAGAAAGAAGGATATGAAAACCTTAATGTTAAAAAGGTTAATCAAGTTTTGGCAGCGACCGATAAAATCATAGCTCAGACTAAAGTTTTAGAAGGCGTAGGTACTGAGAGAATAAATCAAATTCGCCAGAAAGTCCTAGATGATGTGAATAAGAATTTAGAAAGTGTTAGAAATTTAAAAGACATGAATAAGTTAATAAATGAACGCATATTAACTGAAGGACAAAGACTCAGGGGTGAAGGATTTAAGGCAGATACAGCCGAGTTGATAGCTGGTGCTAAAGGTGGTGAGTTATATCTTGATAAGAGACAACTAGAGGTTAAACTTGAAACTCTTAAACAAAAATTATTGAAAGAAACAGACAATGCAAAGATTGCCGCTCTTAATCAACAATATGCCAAAACGCTGAAAAAATATGAAGTGGAAATAGGGAAGCAGAAAACAGCTACGGCTACATCCCAAGCAGATAAATCAGAGTCAACTGCAAATATAGCTGCTCAAAATGAAAAAGTTAATCCGCAGAGACTAAAGGATTTACAAACAACACGCACAAACATAATTGAGAGAGGGAAAGTTGCATTAAAAAAAGCAAGGACTGATAGTGATAGAGCGGATATAAAACTTAGGATAGAAAAAGAATTAGAACCCGTTGAAATAGCAATCAGGAAAATGTCGCTGACAAATGCGGAGGCCACTCTCCAAAATAAGGAGGCAAACACAAGGAAAACTATAGTAGGGACTTCCACTCCCAGAGACTTGTCACTAAAACAGCAGAATTTAAAAGCACGAACCGCTTCAAGTAACAGAAGCAATAGTGGATCAGGTGGAGGTACATCGACAGAAGAATTAATCGATCAACAACTTAAAGAGGGAGGGACACCAACCACAAGAGGAGTTTCTTCCTCTGCATCTAACCCTGCATCTAAAAAGGGGCTACCCCCTGACCCTGCAGCCACAGCTATCTTTGATAATTTAATGAGTGTTAAACCAGAAGTGTTAAAAACTTGGACTCCAGAAGAAATAGACTCGGCTGTTGCAATGGCACTACAACAATTCCCCAATATGACGGACGTACGAATTAGAAGGCTGATACAGACAGCGCAAAAAAGGAGTCAATAATAGCCATGGCTGAATTGGATTTTACCTCCATCCGAGAAAAGGTACACACAGATGAACAGAAAGAGCAACTGGGGATTGCTCCTGAAGAAGCTAAACCTTCCGGCTTTATTGATTTTTCAAGCATTAGGCCGGAAGAGGAAACTGCCCCTGAAATTGTAGATTCTCCCACCTCTACTATCCCTGACAATATTCAACAACAAACTGCACCTATTGTTGAACCCCCTATTGTTGAGCCAAAAATAACAGAATTTATTCCTGCAGCACAAAAAGGTTATGCAGGATTACAGGCATCAGAAGGCCAAATCTCTTTAGATCAAAGTGAGTGGAATAAAAAGCATCCCTATTTAGCTACAGCAAAGGCAGTTCTTACAGCTATTAGCGGAGGACTTATAACAGAACAGGGAGGTTTTGGAATAGATGAAAATAGATTTAAGGAGATTACAGGTAAAGTAGAGAAGTGGAATCAGGAAGCCGAATCCAAAGGTGAACTGATGAACACAGATGACATTAACAGTTTGGGAGATTTCGTAGATTATTTTCAGACTATGCTTGCCTCATCCGGGCCACAAATGGGGATTTCAATTCTTTCAGGTGGAACAATGACTCCACTGATGATGACCGCAGAATTGAATAGTAATTTAAAAGATATTGAGGGGTTGTCTCTTGATGACCGAATGGCTCTTGCAAGTGGAGGAGGAGTAATTTCTGCTGCTCTGGAAAACTTGGGATTGGGTTTTATAATTCGGGGTGTCCCCAAAGAAGTGGTAGCAAAAATAGGGATTAAAAAACTTTCTGCAATCCTTGAAAAATCTGTTCTGTTAAAGGGAGGAGCTAAAGTAACAGGCTCTGGATTAGCATCTATGGGTATTGAGGGGACTACAGAAGGACTACAAGAAGCAGTTGCTATTATCTCAGAAAATTTAGGTGGTAGAGAATTCAAACCAGGAGAAATAACTTACCGCCTGAAACAGGCTATTGCTGCAGGAATGACTGTAGGTGGTCCAATGGGTGGGGCAGGGTCAGCAGTAAGACAATCTCTTGGGGGGCAAGATTCTGCTCCTGTAAAGCCTGAAGCACCCTATATCCCCTTTGGAGATATAAGGAAGGTTGTTGATGCCGTTGGTCCGGGTGTTGCACCTACAGCAGGGACAGAAGCAGCAGTAGACACATACCTCCCAGAGGTAGCAGAGGTAGAGACTTCTGCGAAGCCAACTGGAGTTATCCGCAAAGCCGAGCCTTTTAAGATTGCACCCAAACCTACAGTTGAAACAGTTGAAACAGTTGAAAAGGCTGTTCCTGAAGAGTCCCCTAAAGAGGTGTCCACACCACCTAAAGGGGAAGTCTCTCCAACTCTAACGGGACAGCCTGTTACTAAAAAGATAACTAAAAAGTCTATTGAATTTGAATTAGCAAAGAAACAAGCAAAAGAAAAAGAGGCTAAAGCAAAGAGGGAAGAGGCTGAAGCAAAAAAGGAAGTTATTGGACCTGTTACTAAGCCTGTTACTGAGCCTGTTATTGAGAAGGAAACTAAAGTAGAGAAGGAGTATGTATTATCTGCACCACCAGATCGTTTCTTAGCAGAAAATAAGCCCACAGTGGAAGCTACTCCTTTTAATTTAACAATTGAGGAACTAAAGGAAAGAGCTACGACCGGGAAAAAGTTTATAAAGGAAGCAAAAAAAATGGGCTTGGATGTCACCCCCGTTAAGAACGATATAAAAGCCGTAGTAAAAGAATTAAAATTGAGGGAAGCAGCAGAACAGAAACAGGCATCTGTAGAAACAAAAGAAAATGTAGAACAAGCAAAACTGATTAAGGAACAAGAAAATGAAGTTAATAAAGCAGGGATTGAGTCTGATCTTGAGGATACATTTTATACAGAAGAAAGTGAAGGCAAAACAGTTAAGGGAACAACTCCAGAGGTTGTTAAAAAAGAGGTAGAAAAAAGTTTTGGGAAAAATACGATAAGGAAACTTACAAAGAATGATGGAGTTGAAATCCTTGCAACCCAAAAAGAACTGGAAGAAAAATTAGGAGGAAAAAAGAATAAGCGAGAAGATTCAAAAGGAGCAATAATAAAAGGAGCCTTTTCAAAAGGGAAAGTTTATCTTGTTGCAGAAAATATTAATGAAGGAGAAGCAGGGGGAGTTTTGCTCCACGAAGTTGGTGAACACGCAGCTCTTAAAAAAATGGTTGGAGATGTTCAGTATGAAGCTCTTTCTAAAAATTTCGATGAACTTGTAAACGCAAAAGACCCCATAGCCATTGCTGCAACTGAACGAATACCTCCACGAACTCCGGCCTCAAAACTCAAGAGTGAAAAATTAGCATACTTAGTTGAAGAAGTACAAAACAAAATTTCTGCTGGCGAAAAAGTCTCCTCCAAAGCTAGAACAGTTTATAATAGGGTGGTTAATTTAATTCGCAACTGGTTAAGGAAACTTCCGGCATACAGGAAATTTGAAGGAAGAGCTGCTTTAAAACGTCTTCAGAAAGGGGAGCTTTTAACTCCAGAAAACATTGCCTCACTTGCAAGAGCTGCAGTAGACTTCCATGCTACTACGGATAAGAAAAGTTTCAAGAAAGATATGGTGCAATTCTCTGAGGAAGCTGAGACTGATATACCCACTACAGGTATAAACATTAATGACTCCAAACAGCCGTTCACTAAACAGATAATATCTGGTGAGAAGACTATTGAAACTCGCAACACGAATAGCTTAAAAGGTCAGGTTGGTAAAAGGATTGGTATCATTAAGACAGGCAAGGGGAAATCTCAGGTTGTTGCATATGCTACTGTGGGAGAGCCTATTGTCTATAATACCAAGGAAGAGTTCAGGAAGGATCAGGATAAACACCTAGTTGAAGAAGGTTCAGAATTCGATATTAAAGAAGATGGGATGAAGTATGGGTATCCACTGACTGATGTTGAAAAGGTTACCCCCTTCCCTGTAACTTCAAAGGGGATTGTTTCCAGAAAAATAGATCAGCCCCCAGTAAAGAAAGAAATTGAAGTTGACATGGAGGAGGTGATAGATGAGTCAGAATTTACCGAGCAAAAAGAAAGATTTGAAAAAGCAAAAGTAAAGAATAAAAAAGCAAGCCCCTTGGATTCAGTAAAAGAAGCTGCTGAAAGAGCAAAAAATATCTTCACTCGTTCCCACCCTGATCTTGATCCCAAAAAATTTGGACAGACCCTGGAATATTTGAGGCAAGTCCAAGATGTTCCATCCTATGCACAGTGGCAGACCTTCCAAGATATCTATGAATTCTTAGATAAGATGTCGGATGCAGAACTGGAAGTCTTTACATACAACATAATCTTGCCTGACATGGTGAAGGATTTAGAGTCAGGAGTGTTGAAGGAAAAGGATGGTGAGTTACCTTTTGGTTACGAAAGTCTTGAGCAAGTTAAAAGGCATTTAAAGCTAAACCAACAGAAAGCTCGAAAGACAAAAACTGAATCTGGCAAGACTATAGAAGAGGCAATAGCTGAACGTAATGAAACAATGGCTAATTTAAAAAATGAGCTAATTGATGAAGGACTACTTTCAGAAGAACTCAGGAATGATGAAGCTTATTACCACCACCAAGTCATCCAGTTTATGGAAATGGATGACAAGTTCAAGGGTGACTTTAATGTGAATGCCCAGAAGGCTGGGGTACGTACAAAGAAACAGGGCTGGCAGAAAGCTCGAACTGGCAGTATAAAAGACTATAATACATCGTATCTTGATTCTGAATTTGCTGTCATGTCAATGATGCGTAGTCAGCTTGAAACTAAAAAACTGCTCGACAAAATTGAGGTAGAAGAAAATAAGTTTACTGAAATAGAGGCACAGGCAAAAGAAGAGGAAACAACAGTAGAGGATTTGCTACGGAACTCTGAAGATTGGAAAGACTACACAATCTGGAAACCTAACCCTGATTCTGTCTGGTTCCATACTTACACCCTGAATGATAAAGTAGCACAGGAAGTTTTAGAACAGGTAGAGTCAACTGATCGCAAGATAAAAGAAAATAAAGAAGCCCTTGAAAAGGGTGAGGAGCTTCCGAAGCGTACTCAACAAGACAGGACTAAAGGTGTTGAAGTTACAGAAAGTGACGTTGGCGAGGCAATGATAAAGGGGGAGGATGAGAAGTGGATCATTCCTAAAGAACTTGCCAAAACTTTGAACAACAGCAGGAAGCCTAATGAGGGTATAGCCGCAGTTTCTGCATGGACTCTGCAAACGTGGAAGAAATGGGTACTTTTGAATCCCGAAAGATTTATAAAATACAACCTAAATAACTCTTCTGGTGATATTGATATTGCCGTTGCTTATGATTTTAGGATTTTAGGAGAAACAAAACAGGCGGCAAAAGACTTATTCCATGATCTGAAGAAACATAAATTAAGTAAGGAATTAAAAGAAGAAATGGCTGATGCAAGGAAGAAGGGTGTAATCGATTCTGGCTTTGCAATTACAGAGGTGGATGATTTTTCCAGAATGTATGACAAGCTCTTTAACGGCAGACCCTCGAACATGAAGGATGAAACATGGGTTCAAGGAATTGAGGCTGTAGCAGACGATATAGTGACTGGGCCTAAGAAATTAGCAAAAGGCTATTGGAAAACTGTGAAAGAATATACAACACTGCGTGAAAATATCCTACGTCTGGCAGCTTTTAGATATTTCAAGAAAAAGATTGCTAAGAATCCCAGTGACAAAATATATGCTGCTTCTAAATCATATGAGATAGACCAGATAAAAGATGATGGTGACAGGGCTGCAAAACTAACCAGAGAATTGATTGGTGATTATGGGAACATCTCTCATGCCGGACAGTTCATTCGTGAACACCTAATGCCGTTCTGGTCTTGGACAGAAATCAATACTCCTCGATACATACGTCTGCTTGCCAACTCTGCAAAAGAAACAAATCCTGGGACAGCCGCAAAAAAATTAGCAAAAATGGTTCCCGGTAAAGCTGCAAAAAAAGTGATTTATGGGGGTGTTAAAATAGCAGAGTTTGCAGCTATGACAGCTTTAGTCAGTGTCTGGAATCATACATTCTTCCCAGAAGAAGAAGAAAAACTTTCTGAATTTGAGAGAGGTCAGTTGCACATCTTGCTACCTAATGTCTGGCAAGACGGAGAAGTAGTTAGTCTGCGATTCTCTGGTGCGTTCTCGGATGCATTATCGTGGTTGAGTCTGCACGATTCATTTTCTGATTATGTACAAGGTAAAACAGTTGGGGAACAATTCGAGGAAATGTGGAAGGCTCCTATTAATAAACTTGCTGCTGGGTTAACTCCTACTGCCAAGGTGTTTTACGAAACAGTTACAGGAGTGGCTACTTGGCCTGATGTCTTTAATCCAAGACCTATTCGTGACCGCTGGAAACACATTGCAAAAGTATTCTCTGCAAGCATACCTTACGATTGGTGGACAGGTAAGCCAAGCCGAGGCTGGGGTAAAAACCTATCCAAACTATTGCTTCAGTCCAGTGATCCCGGTGAAGCTGCGTACTATAAAGTCCGAGGTTTAGTCAGAGATTTTAATGATAAAGCTGGGGACGTAAGTTCTGGAGGGTTTACACCTACAGATAAAGGCAATGCTCTTTATTACTTTAAGCAATCTTTGAGATATGGAGACATGGAGGCAGCAGAAAGATATCTTCGTGATTATGTTGATTTGGCTGGCGGTCCAGACAAAGCTAGTAAAGGACTAAAGGCTTCAATCGATAGGACCGCACCGATGGGAGGATTGAAAAAGAAAGACAGAGAAGCATGGTTAAAAAGTTTGACTCAGGCTGAATTAAAAACCCTAAAAGTATCTAGAGATTGGTTCAAAACAACCTACCGCAGATAAATTAATTTTACTACCCACCCCATTTTTCCCCTAATTCCCTGATATCACTAGGGAATAAAAATGCATATTTCCCCTTGCTATTTTCCTAAAATTGTTTTAATATAATATTGAAGAAATTAATTGTGTTAATATTTTTAATAAATAAAAGAGGGATATATGTCTTTAACTGTTAGAGAATTAATGAAGAAATCTGGAGTGACATTAAAGGATGTTGCTATTGAATCCTCGTTATCGATTCCAATCGTCTGCAACATTTTGAATGATGAACTTGTGGACAGAGTAAAAAAGAATGCAATGGATATAATAGTGACAAGAGGAAAAGAAAACGCTGACCTTGCCGAGTCCATTACTGTATGAAGGAACCTCGCAAGCCTTGTGTTGAATGCGGAGGGGTCTTAACTGGATTGCGTACACGTTTCTGCCAAAATTCCTGTGCAAGACTCTTTGAAGAGAAACGGAGGAAGACAAGATATGATTTAGTCCGAATCCATATACCGAATAAGATATGTGTAATTTGTGAAGAAGAATATAAACCACGGACTACAAGGCAGTTAACCTGTTCGAGGAATTGTGGAATAACTCTTTCCAATAATAATAGGCTAAAAAAAGGAGATAAATTTTGGGTTGGTAAAGGTCGGGGAAAGTTTGGGAGAGGAAGAATTAAAAAAGAGGTTATTACGCAGGAAGAAGTAGAGGGAGTGTCTATGATCTCAAAGTCAAAATTCAAAGATGAAATACAAGAGTTTTTAAATTCTGGTGGTAAGGTGGTTAAGCTCTCCCCTCAAATAGCAAAGAGTACCCCTTCAATTGGGGTGGCCTTAAAGTTAGGAGGCTGGTCTACTGATCAATTGCAAGGCTTCGGTGTTGAAATCGATCTCATGGAAGAGACAAATCTAGACCTCGGAGGTCTGCGTGATTTGTAAAATCGATATCATGGCGAAGCCTCGCATGACACGCAGGGATAAATGGCCGCCCCCTAGAAAATGCGTGGCTAAATACTGGAAGTTTAAAGATGAATTGGTGGCCTGTGCAAAAAAAGAGGGGTTTATATTGGGTGACAGAATCTATATGGAATTCCATATCCCAATGGCAAAGTCATGGTCAAAAAAAAAGAAAGCTTTAATGCTGGGAAAACCCCACCAACAAAAAAGTGATTTGGATAATCTCGAAAAATCAGTTTTGGATTCACTCCTTCCAGAAGATTGCACTGTCTGGCATATTGAGGCTAAGAAATTCTGGTCTGAGGAACCCATGCTAGTATTAGAAAATATTTATGAGTGGTGAAGAAAAAATAGATATGTTGATTACTGGACACCATAGGTTGTTGGCTAGTGAACATCATGCATTTGCGAATGCATCGAGGAAACGAATAATTAAAGGAAAGGAGGGAATAGCAAAAAGAAAAGAAATGGCAAGGATATTAGGTAACCATATAAAATTGAACACTAAAGAAATGGGGAGAATAGAAGAATGAAAAATGAAGCTAATCCAGAAATAAGAAGACAAGGTGTGGGGGGAAGTGACCAATATAAAATTAAATCTGCTCCGTTTGAATTGTGGCAACAAAAAATAGGGGCGGTCATCCCTAAAGATATATCACATATTTCGGCAGTAAAATGGGGGGTGATTCTTGAAGAGGTAATCCTTCGTGAACTTTCCAAAGTGATTGGTAAAAAGATTCGGATGATGAGCCGAACTATACGCTCAAAAGAAGACCCGATTTTCCAAGCTCATTTGGATGGCAAGGTAGTCGGTGAACCCATTGGAGTGGAGATTAAAACAACTTCATTGTGGATGGAAGACAAGTGGGGGGAGGAAGGCACAGACCAGATACCTCTTCCGTATTATTATCAAGTGCAACACTATCTCTATTGTACCAAACACTTGGGCTTTAAAAAGTTTATAGTAGCTGTACTAATTGGTGGACAAAAACTCAAGATATACGAGGTCAAGCCTGACAAAAAATTTCAGAGAGAAATGGTAACTGATGCTAGAATCTTCTGGTACAACCATGTCTTAACAAAAGTAGCCCCTCCTGCACGATCTATTGCAGACTGTTTGCTCCAGTTTCCCCAAGGTGAGGAAGCCAAACAAATAATTACAGACCCATTTATCTCTAACCTCATAGGTTCAGGGGTAACAATCAAGAAAAAAATTAAAGAATTGAAAGGAGACTATGATGAACTTTCAAAGGAACTAATGAGTTTAATGAAAGACTCATCTTCAATCATCGATAATAAGGGAGAGAAGCTCGTTACTTGGGCGAATGCAAGTCGGACTTCTCTCGACCAAAAACAATTTGCTATCACTCATCCTAGTTTGTTTGATAAATTCAAGCAAACTTCAACGTATCGAACCTTTAAAATAAAAGGACAATGAAAGACTTAATATCATCAGGTATAAACACAGATACAATTACATTACTAGCGATAGGAGAGCCAGGGTCTGGTAAAACTACTTTCTGTGCAGATTCATTTGAGAAGAAAGGGACTGCATTAGTCTTCGACTTAGAAAATGGTTCAATGGGACAAAACGTAGACAGGCTGACCTTATATGGTAAAGATTTTGACAGCCTCATGGCTGCCCTTGGAGAATTTTATGAGGGAAAACTAGGTAAGTATCCACGCATTGTTTTAGATAGTCTGGATTGGGTGGAACGTATTATTCTAGCCAGAGTGTGTAAAGAGAATGGAGTCAAGGATGCCTCGGATATTCCCTATGGAAGGGGGTTTTCTTACGCAGTTCAATATTGGGGTAAGTTGTTACAAGCTTTGGATATGATTAAATCCAGAGGAGTGTCTATCTGTATGACTGCACACACCCAAATAATCAAGATAAATGATCCCTTGCATGAGGAATATTCCTCTCACGGAATCAAACTAAACAAACACGCCAAAGCATTATTGACTGAATACGTTGATATGATTGGGTACGTTATAGGAAATGAGGTAATTACCAGCCGTAAATCTGATACCTTCGGGAAGGTAGAGTATACGGCATCGGGAACTGGTGAGCGGAAAATTTGTTTCGCCCCGAACCCTGCGTATGAGTCGAAAACTCGTATTGCTGGGATACCAGACGTACTGCCGCTTGAGTGGTCGGCATTCGAGGATGCAGTGAAAAACGCTGGGGTGACTCAGCCAAGTACAACCAAGAAAAAGGAGAGTAATGTTTAAATTTGATGCAACAAAGATGGCTCCCTCAACTGACCTTAGAGGGGATTTTGAGCCAATTGAAAAAGGTTTTTATGGAGCCGTGGTAAAAGAGGCTGTACTCACACCAACCAAGGCTGGGGATGGTGAGTATATAAAACTACGCCTAGATATTACACATGGCGAACACAAAGGTCGAGTCGTATTCCATAATATGACGTATACTAATGCTAATGAAATTGCAACGCAGATAGGTAGGCAACAGCTTACTGACTTGTGTTATGCAACTGGGAAGCTTGTCCCAAAGTCCACGGACGAACTATGTAACATCCCTGTCATTGCCAAGGTTGGTTTTGTTCCAGCTAAGAACGGCTATGATGCAACCAATGATATCAAGAGTTTCAAAAAGTTTGATGAAGCTCTCTTGCCAGAAGTAACCTCTACTCCTTTCTTATCTGTAGGAAAGGGTGTAACAGTAGATAAGGATTCAGCCCCTTGGAACGAGGTGGCCTAACCCTAACACACGCATTCGGACATAGCTGAGTCATGTCTTGATGCGTGTAAACCCAAATGCACTATGAAAAAAATCTGTGAGTATTGTCAGGAAGAATATTATCCGTCTGGTAATCAGCATACTACGCAAAAATATTGTTCTATCAGTTGTAAGGATAAAAACAAATATTATTTAGCAAAATCTGTAGGTCACGTTTCAGCGTTTAAATCTGGCTATCCAAGACAAATGTCGATTCGACTCTACATG